TCAACTGGGTGTTGTCACCGTCCATGGCCTTGGTGTATTGCCTACGTCTTAGGCTCATTTTCCCTGATGCGCTCTTTTGTTTGAAATACTCCGTAAAACTTAGCCCCTGCTCTCTCTTACAGGCTCGGTTCAGGGTGTCATAGTCGATACCTAGAACTGCTGCCTGCTCCTCTCCCGTACAGTGGATGCGGCACATCTCATCAACCTGATCCCAGTCTATTTCAATCAAGGGTCTGCTCATTTCTTTGTTGCTCGCCTAACTGCTTTGCGCTCTGCCTCAGTGTACGAAGCCTTGCCTTTGCCCCCTTTGGAGGCTTTGTTTTTGGCCCTTGATCCTGCTGCCTTCTGTCCCGATGACAGAGAATCCCGCGCACCTTTTGGTAGATACCGGCCTTGCCCTTCTTTCCCAACATAGTCCCAGTCTTGATCCGTCCAGCGGCTCAGTGATGTCTCTTTCTTCTTGCCTTCGTACTTACCACCCATGTCTTTGTAGTAAGTGACCGCTAACTGCGCAGCCCTTCCAGACCATTTGCCGCCCATCTTACGCTTGGCTTTTGCTTTGGCCCTCTCCCATATCTCGGGATTCTTTCGCTTTGCTGTGTCTGCCATCAGTTGTTGAAGCTCGTCTTGGTTCTGCTAGGACTGTCGAATCGCTCCACCATACCCTCTAGAGCGCGGATCTTGGCTTGCGGCGATAGTTGGTGATAGTAGAAAAGTTTTCGGCTTGTCGGGTTGTGCAAGGCTCCAGTATGAACCACGCCATCGGACATCGTATGGACTTGGCCAGCGTAGATCGTGCCATCTTTGTTGAACAGCAGAACCCCCCTCACTTGTCTGCCTTGTGGCTTGCGCCGAAGTAGAAACTGACAACAGCGGAAACAATGCCGCCCAGGTAACCCAAGACCAAATTGACAATAGCCTCGTTCTGTTCCGGCATCAGCGTAACCATGCTCACATAACCACCAAAGAACAAAAACGCCAGCATAGCTAATACTTTGGGCGTCCAATCACCTTTGCCCATCTCCCGCGCACTGGATCTATCCGCGTTTTCAAGCTCGAAGATATCCACTTCTAACTCTGCAAGACGGGTCTTGTAGGCAAGATCGGCTTTCTTGATCTCTGCCAATTGTTCCGGCGAGGCTTCACTGAGCGCCTTCTGAACGGCTTGCGGCTCTGCTGGTACCCCAAGTACCTGTGCCAGTATTTTCCCCGCTCCGGCCCCTACTGGGCCTCCTATGGCGCTTCCTATGGTCGGTGCTACTGCGCCCACTAAACCTTTGATCGCGTCCCACTTCATACTTCAGCCCTCACACCCGTGATCTTCAGGGTCATTCGCTCTTCGTGTCCGTTGAATATCTCCATCAGCTTTTGCAGCGTCTTTTTGGAGTTGTAAACAGCAGGCTCTAGCGCATCTGACACAAAGCGATCCCCAACACCGATACATCCTTCTACGTCGTGTGGGAAATTTGCAACATGAAGGAGGATAAATGTGCGATCTGGCACATCCATCACCTGAATAACATCTTTGAACCTGTTACCGCTGAATGGCTGACAGGCATACGTCCCTTCGGGAATGCAGGACACGTTTGGCTGGTTATCCTTCCAAGGTCGTTCAATGGTGAAGCACGACCAGTCGCCAATACTTAGCTTTCCAAGCGTTCCACTGTCTAGGTATGCAAATCGTTGCAATAAAGCCATTTGCGATCCTTGTTTCGGTGTTCATTATGTGCTAGGTGGGAATTATACCCGTCTTTTTTACAAAAAAGGCAACTTTTTCGCCCTCTCCCCTGTTGTATGTGTAAACCTTTGGTGTACAATAACCCCATCAACAACGAGGAACGGACATGGAACGATACAAAGGTTGGAGAAACTACGAAACTTGGCAGGCTGCATGGTGGCTTGATAACAGTGGCAAGTTAAAAATGCTGAGACAAAACGGCAACCTTAACTGCGAATCTATATACGATCTGCTAAAAGAAATGACGCTGCGCGAGATGCCAAAATCTGACCCAAATCGCCGTGGCGCAATATGGGGCAGCCTACTACATGACATCGTCATTACTTGGCTTCGTCAAGTTGATGTGGACGAGATCTTAGACCACGCAACACAAGAGGCCGCGTAAGCGGCCCAAGGGGATACCATGAAACTACGCTATCCACTCGCCCTGCTCTTGATCGTCGGCTTCTTTGCTGCCGGTCAGAACGACTATGAAAACGAAGTTATGGAGGAACAGCAGTACATCGAACGCGTCTGCGATGGAGTCCACAAGGACTATCTCAATCTGCGGCCTTCTTGCTAACCAGCCAGATATTCTCCCTTTCCTGACCCTCTGGCATCTCCGCTGGAGGGTTAGGGTCTGGCTCCTCTTCGTATAGGTCTGAGACGATGACTGTCACCTGACAGTTGTTGGGTAGATCCTCAATCAGAACTGTCGGCACCAAACCTCTCCTCGATGAACCGTTCTCGTTGAACAAGTGTAGCAAGATCGCGGCAGGCTTCCTCTAAAACTTGGATATCTTTGGTGACCCCGTATTCCGTAATCAAGTGAACCACCCGCCCACTCAGGTAATTGAGTTGATTGGCAATTATATACTCGGTGGCGTCTATCTCGCGCATCATTCGTAATCTACTCGGTGGATCTCGCCGCGCCACTCGTATTCGGCTGGCTTGTGAACCTTCACGAATTCTGGCGTCAGTAGGAAGTTATCACGAACAGTTAGAACAACACAGCCTGACACCCAGTTCTTAGGGGTGTCCTCCGCATAGTCGAATGTCGGCTGGTGCGGATCGGCCATTGTCCCGCACTGAACGCCATAGCGGTGCGAGTTGTAATCAGACCAACTCTTGCACTCCATCTGATGAGTGTGGCCCGTCACCATGTGAACGCCAGATTTGAGGGCGTTGTTGTAGCCTGCGTGAACCCCGCCATTGAACCTATGCTTTATCATGATCGGCTTTTCCGCCCCCTCTACCCATAGGGACATGCAAAACGTCCAGCTAGGAAAATGGTCTTTCAGGCTGAACCCTGGGACTCCCTGGAACATCGCCGCATTCTGCGCCAGTGACATATCAAAGCGCTGGTCGTGGTTGCCCATCGTCCAGAACCGCTCCGCGTTAGGCGCTGCCTTCTCAATCTCTGAAAGCCTCTGCGTCACAGTGCTTAGCTCTTGCTCTACTGTGGGCTTTTCCTCCCACCCCAGTGGGGCGTGGCGGCTGATGCTCGCGCCATCCATCAGATCACCATTCAAGACGATGACATCTGGCTGGAGTTGCTTGGCTAATTCCACAAAGGCAAGGTGGGCAGTGGTTACGGTGTTGGCCTCATAGTGGGCGTCTGAACCAATCAAGAAGGTTTTATCTTTCTTGATGGTGAGAGTCTGACGAACTGCCTTTCTCGGCCCGTTTGTCTTGGATAGGTGCGCAGGGACGTTGAGAGTCCTGCCCAACATGCCCTCCACCCGCTTGCGTTTAGCAAACACGTTTCTGACCGAGACGTTGTACTTGGCCGCCATATTTGTCGCGCCCAATGCCTCAAACTCTACTGCGAACACCTCTGGATCAGGTAGGATCGGTCTTGCCATAGCCCCCTCTTCTTGAATACGAATTGCAGACATGGGCAAAAACCAATGCCTTCAGCTTTTCATCCGATTCTTTTTTTGGTTCAGAGTCCCAGACCTGTTTGGCTGCTGCGTCCATAGCCTTAACCATGTCTTGCGCTACAACCCTGGGGGATCTCATCTGCCACGCTCCCCCAAGCGTCTTTCATGGGCCATGATCTGCTGGCCCCAGTCTTCTATCATTTCACGATAGTCGGCAGCGTAATACTTCACGGGGTCTTTCTTGGTCGCCAGCATGTACTCCACGGCTTCCTTCCCGTACCAGTCTAACATCCAGATCGTGTACTGCGCTTCTGCGCTGCCATGCTTCATGCCGAAGCCGTTGCAGCCCTTACACTGCGGATTCACGTTCTGCTCTTCCAACGCCCATCTACTCGATGAACCCTTCGGGATAAAGTGTCCGCCGTCCATGTTCTTGTAATGGTCTAAGCGGCCACATGAAACGCACTTGCAGTATCCATTGTCGTCAGCGGCGCTGATTCTTGCAAGTTTTTGTAAGGTCTTCAATGCCTTGGCGCGAAGCGTTGCTGAAGTTTGTTTGTTAGCCATCAGACGATACGGCGCTGGTTGGCTTGCTTGGTTCGTTCAGCATCAAACGCCAGTTGCCCAAGCATGATCTTCTTCTTGAGTGTCTCAGCCTTCAGACTGGCTTGCTGGACTGTTCGGTAGTGGTTGGCCCACTCTCCGCTTGATCTGGTTTCTGTTTGCGCCTTAGCAGCGCTTGCCCCTGCATCCATGTGCGCCTTCTGGCTGCTAGCTTCAAAGCTCTTAAAATTGGTTTCTGCTTCAATTGCTTCCCTACTCGCCCCCTCCCACTCGGTTATACGTTGGCCCAACCTATCCAATATCTGGTCTAGTCTATCCATGACTCTCTCCCTCTTTCCTTTAGACATGCCGTGACATTTAGTAGGGTTTGGTGGCCCCTACCAATCTTAGTCTCTATTGCTAGTCCGTATTTTCACTCGACCACTTTCTAAACGCTGGCCCAGACGTTGCCCACCTCCCATACCCATATATCAACTGGGGGGGAGGGTTTTTGCCACCTTTAACGAGTGTTCACCTTGGCGCTCCTACTAATGCGCCCGGATTCAAGCAAATTGTCTTTTGGTCGTTCCTGCTCAACGGGTCAACCACCCGCACTCGTACGCTTTTCCGTACAAGCCTCTGCCACCGAAGTGGAGCAAATAAAAAGGGCCAGCCCCTCACAACAACAGGGGAGGGAGGAGGGAAGGAGGGACTGACCGCTAATCGTAGAAAACATCTGGTCGCAATTCTTCGCGTCGAACCGCTCCACCTGTCAACTTTTCCAACTTTATCACATGGACAGCCGGTACTTGGCTTTTCCATTTCTGAATATGTTGTCCGCTGACCCCACACTGTCGGGCGATCTCAGCCTTTGACCCAACAATCTCGACGACTCTTTTGAATGCTTCTGTTTCCATTCCGTCCACAGTACAGATACACCAGCAGTTTGCAAGAACAATAATACAAAAAAAGTTTGCATTAGTGCTTGCATGGATACACCAATAGTTTATTATGGCTTCACACAACAGGAGAACGAAACATGAAATTTGAAGCCGGAAACACCTACACCACTCGAAGCGCTTGCGACCACAACACCATCGTCACCGCTGAAGTGCTGAAGCGATCCGCTAAGTTCGTGACAGTCAAAACGCAGATGGAAGCGTCCAAGCGTTGCGGCATCCTCGTCATCGACGGTGTTGAAACCATCAAGCCTTGGGGTTCCTTCTCCATGTGCCCAATCATACGAGCCGCGTAAGCGGCCCAAGGAGGATTAATGGAATCTGATTACAAAAGTTTGGTTGGCAAGTATTGCTTTGAATGCCTCGAAGACATAGAGGGTTTCGCCAAAGATGG